CCAGAAGCTCAGCAAGAGGGATAGGTGTCGCTTCCCGCCCCGAGATCCAAGTCCGTTTGGCGAACTCAAGAGAGCCTGTTGCCGATACCATCGATTTGGCTAACGAGATATCGACCCCAATCTCCCTCATGACCTCGAGGTACTTCGTAGCGACGGCTTTGTCAGCGATGACAACATCGTCTCCAAGCACCGCATACCCAAGGAACCAGCTGGTTCGTATAGGACATGCAAGGTGTGCTGCGTACTGTACAATGGCATGATGAGTCAATGCGAGCATAGCCCAACTTGACAACGCCCCCATGGGTTGCCCTACAGCGTACCAGACCGATGTGAACCCCAGATTGTAGCTCTTCGCTACTTTCGGGAGCCCATACGGGTGGCCCACCATAAAGTACGCCCATAGGGAGGTCAGATCATCACCCAACAACGGCCTTAGTAAACTCTCCTGAAGTTTCAGGGGGAGTCTATCCGTAGCCGCTGACAGATCGTAAGAGGCGATCCAAAATCGCTCTCTGCCGATCCGCTTAAGCAGGTTACTAACGGGCTTCACCTGATTAAACGTTCCATCATTCGGGAGGATTCTCAAATGACGGAATATCCACTGATGTAAGGGGTACATCAGAGTCTGAGTGATGATATTCATCATGGCAAAGACGCGGATCTTCCCTGGTTCCTCTTTGAAACCCAACTTTCCGAACTGAAGCGGCCCTTGTCGCGCCATCTGATACGCGAGTAGGAAGTCCTCTTCGGTAAGAGGACCCTCACGCCCTCGGATGTGCGGCAAGTTCCGCACCAGTTCCTCCCTGGACGCGCTTCGATAGTGAAGTTGTGCAAGCCTTAGCAAGCACTTCCGCACTGCCTGCCACGCCCAGAGAAAATCTAGTTCGTCTATCGTCTTGAGCCACTTAGTAAGCGCAAGAGAGTGGGCCCGATCACTCGACCAAAGGAGTAAATCCAATGGGAGAGCGACCAGAGCCCCTAGCCCTTGGCTATTCGGTGAACTCTTTCGAATAAACGGAATAGATCGGATCGTCAGATCCCGAGTCGGATCCAACTTCCAGTCCGTCCCGGTAATCAGCCGGGCCCGGGCATAGAAGCAAGGAACCCACGCTTCCCATCGACCCATAAACGCCGATAGGTCTACCCCCGGGTTAGTTATCGTCTTAAGCTTCAGCGCCCCCTTGAACTCTACCACCCTGTAGAGCCCGAAGAGGGTTAGCCAGAGCCTCAAGATAGATAAATCTCCCTTAAGGATAGACGTTCGGTGCTGTGGATTGATGATCCGCGGGAGCCCCTTGCGAGTCCTCGCGACGTTGCCTCCGAGAGCCCAAGGACTTTCCACAACCTGTCCACCGGCCACTTGTTGGGTAACAAGGTAGCAAGTTTTCAGATATATGGCCAATCCCCGGGTCCCGGACCCACGTAGGATACGTCTTACGTTCTTGGCATATCCCCATACTACCTTGACTAACGATGCCGAAAGTTGCCCAAAGACTAACGGAACTGCCCGTAAGAGCAGTCCCGCCAGTTTTACTTCTGTTTTTACACAGAAGGACCAGGTTAACGTGCTAGGTACTAGACGCCCGTAAAGGTGTCGAATATTTAGCATGGATTTCCATTATGTTTTTGAAGCATAGTGGGACTCCCGTTAGCCCTTCGGTTCCCCGGCTCCACCTAGGCAGAGCGGGCCGCAGGTCGGCTTAGCAGCCTTGGAGCGGGTGCTCCGTTTCGTTAGTCTTGGCAATATCACGCATACGTGAGCCCCCCAAGAGCCCAAACTACCGTCCTTTCGGACTAGTTCCTAGTAAGCTGTCTTAAGATTCGACACTTAGCTGCTTTACTTCACAGCACTCACTAGGTTCGTTCGTTCGAACCCTTGGATTTTCGGTAGGATCCCCAGTGCCCGCGTGGCACTGACCTTGGGAGGGCCTTACGGCGTAAGGCGGGTACCGTCCCACTCTCCTTTAACAGAGAGCAACTCGCGCAGGGGCGCTTTTACTCCAAGACGACGATAGTCACCAGATGGGATCCGGTGCTTCTAGCACTGCCCTCTCGGGCGTCGTCCCCGGTAGCCGCGACTACCAATTTCGGCTACGCCGACCCTCACGGGTATCGGCTCAACGAAGTTTCTTCGCTGCTCCCGGCCTCCATCCTCTGCTCAGCTTCCCTTTACGACGGGAATACCAGACTACGAGTCTGACTGAGGGAGAAGGGGTTAACCAGGAGGAACCTTATAACCACTATGCTACACTTGTGGCTTAGGGACGGTTTCTCTGCATTGGTTGCCCAAAACAGAGACTAGGCTCTCCAAGCCCTCCGGGCAAGAGGGTTGTTAGGATTTCACTAGCAATCACTCACTAGTCTCCCCAACCTAAGAACCTATCTAGAAACAGCCATCTGGGACTGCTGGTGGGGTGACTCCCTACTTGTTCATACGCTAGATATGGAAACTCTTTCGCAATCGCGCTTAGGTGGCGACGCACATTATACGATCTAACGTATGTTCGTTCGGGTA